TCCACTGGCGGCGGCGAGTTAGAGCCAGTTGATTGGAGCAGCCCAGTCGTTGTCGATGTCGAAAACGTGCAGCAAGGCTGGCTAAAGCTTGAAGGTGGCCGCGATTGGATCGAGTGGCCGAACAATCAGCCAACCGAAAAGCCAAACGATATGTATCGTCAGGGCTTTGTCTTGAAGTTTTACAGTTCAAAGATTTTTGATGATGAGCCAGTCCGTGAGTTTTCCTCCAGTGGCGCTGGTGTGACGGAGTTTCTGAAAAAGCTGTACTCAGAAGCCGAAGCATCTGGAAATTTTGCGTCAGGTCAGGTTCCGGCGATCAAGGTACTGAAAGCGACTTCAGTGCGTATCGGAAAAGGGCCATCCAAAATCCCGCAATTCGAGATTGTGAAATGGGTTGACCGCCCAAGCGAACTAGACGCAGCGGGAGGGGAAGCGGTTGCAGCCGCGCCTGCCGCGCCTAGTGCCACAGCTAGCGATGACGATTTCTCAGACGAAATCTAGTCAGCTTCACGCTGAAAGTGCAACGCCGTCAGGTGATTGTAATCGCAGCTAGGCCAGTGGGATGGGTTACCATGATTAAGTTCATGCGATAGCGACCCGCCCACTGGCTGCCCTCTTATTTTTTTGCGGTGGTGGCAAATGGAAACTAATTTAGAATATGCGCGATGGTGGTACGACAAGGGATTTAGTGTCGTTCCAGTCCATTTTGTAAAGCCGGATGGCTCATGCTCATGCAGCGCCGGTAAGGATTGCGCCTCGCCTGGAAAACATCCGGCTGGTGGACGCTGGCAAAAATACCAGAATGAACGTGCAGACCTAGACACGTTGGAACTTTGGTTCGATGGACGGTTTAAGAAATACAATTTAGGCGTGGTGACTGGATCAGTCTCAGGCAACGTGTTCGTTGTCGATGTTGATGTTGCCGAAGGAAAACTGGGAGCCGATAGTTTCGATGATTTGCAGATGGCAAACGATGATTTGCCCCAAACATTGGAACAAATCACCGGATCTGGTGGCCGTCATTACTTTTTCACTGCACCAGAGGGCGTAAAGATCACCACAGGCAAGAACGTGCTTGGTGAGGGGATCGATACACGCGGGGAAGGTGGTTTTGTCGTTGTTGCGCCGTCTAATCACAAATCCGGCAATAATTATGTGGTCAGAGATGAGCCGATCGAGCCGTCACCCGATTGGCTGGAGACAATGTCTCAGCTTCCATCGATGGGTGAGGGAACCGGCAGCCTGCAAGGCCAGAGCATAAACCGCTGGGGCGAGTTAGCCGATGGGCGTGAAGGATTCATGGTCAAGCTGATCATGGGAACCATCCGAACTTGGTGGGCGCAGCGCGGTGAATTGCCGACAGTCGAGCAATTGATTGATGATGCATGGCCGACATTCGAGTCCAAAGCAATCGTGCGTGGCAGTGATCTGACAGCCGATGGACGCGGCATCGAGTTATTCAAGCTGAAAGCAAAATACCAATTATCACGCGCCAGAAATGGCGAGTTAAGGATCTTGCAGGGAGTTGAGCCAGGCTCCGAGCAAGTGGATCTCAGGAATCGCGATGTCACCACCTTGCGCGATCTATCTACCTCCCTAGAGACTGAAGATCCGACTAGAGCGGTTCCGGCTGGCAAGCCTTCAACACCGGAGCCGCTTCTTTTATCTGATTGGTCAATCAAAAGGTTTGTTGGTGAGCCACCCGAACAAGAATGGTTGATCGAGAACATCTTGCCGCGCCGGATCCCTGGCTTGATTGCCGCGATTGGTGGCCTCGGCAAGTCCTTTATCTTGCTGGATCTGTGTCTGAAGGTTGCTGGTGGCGATCAATCGATGCACAAAGAGTCGGCGCTTGGCGGCAACGTAGAGCATAATGGCAAGGTTGTGTTTCTTGGAGCGGAAGACAGCGCAGCATCGGTGCATCGAAGGATAGCATCGATCAGTGATCCGACCTTGCGGATCCGAGCAGCTGACAATCTGATGGTTGTGCCTTTACCGGACGCTGGTGGCCCTATGGCCTTGATCCAGAACGTGATGGGTCAATACAGCATCACAGAAGAGTATCAGAACATCCGCAAACAGCTAATGGATATGGGTGATGTTGCGCTGGTCGTGATCGATCCGTTGCAGGCGTTTGCCCATGCTGACATCAATACTGATCCGGCAGCCGCGCAGTTCTGGTGGTCATTGATGTCCGAATTGTGTGTATCGATCAACGGAAATGTCTTGATCGCGCATCATATGCGGAAGGAAGGCACGTTCCAGATCAAGAAATCGATGCAAGCCAGAGAGGCAATCCGAGGCACGACAGCCCTGATTGACGGCGCTCGATGGGCGTATGCCTTATGGCCTATGCCGGAGTCCGATGAGATGGTCATTGCCCAGAACATGGGCTTTGAGGCAGGGCTTGGCAATTGCGTGATGGGCGGCGTGGTTAAGGTCAATGATGCAGCTGACACATCAACCAGATCGTTCTTGCGTGATGAATCGGGGCTTCTGGTGGACAGATCGATGGAGATCAGCCAGATCCTTGAGAAGTCCAGCCGCCTCGATCGAGGACAAGTCAACGCGATATTCAACGAAATCGAAAAACGCTGGAACGGTGACGAGCCGTTTGCAGCCGGTACTAACACCACCAGAAGCCTGATCGGGTATCTGAAATCCGATTATGCGATGACCCAACGAGGCGCAAAGCACTATCTGCAAATGTGGCTCGATCAAGCGTACATCGAGAAAGCCACGCACAAAACCCACTCAAAGACAGTGGGGCTGCGTGTACTAAAACGAGTCGAAGACAATGTTTATGATTTTAGAGGAGCGTAAACGATGACCATTAGCAAGAAAATCCAATCCAAGGTGGATCAGATCAACGAAATTCTTGGAACCGAGTACGAAGCACAAACAGAGCATGTGCCATACCGGCCTCCGTTTCTAGATCATTTTAATGAAACAGGGATTGGTGAAATCCGCATGTTCGGCAAAAAGCTTATGTCTTATGCGAAATACCAGCACAAGACAGGCACATTGAAGATATACGGTGTTACATGGAGCAAAAACTTCATTGGCCTTAGATGGGGGCTGACATGGCTGCATATCAGACTGCCGAAGCAGCACAAAAACTCGATAACGGTCTACAATATCGATGGGCTGGGCATCCATAGAATGAGCAGCAAACAAACTCGGCAAATGCTTGTAACAAGGCTGCAAGAGATATGATCGAGCGGGGTGACGGCAGCATTCAGAAGATGATTGAAGCGAACCGCTGCCCGAAATGCACTGCGAAATGGGAACCCTTAGTAACTGAGAACGCTGAAATCTGTAAAATCTGTGGATTAAAAATTGGTGAAACTGTCGAAATTAACGATCAACAAGTGCGGAAGTAGCGGAAAGTAGCGCGGAAATGAAGCGAAAATGCGGAAGTAGTGCGGAATTAACCCCAGCTAAGTCATTGATTCTTGCGGAAGTGGCGGAATTTAGACCGCTTATTTGCGGAAGTAATTTGCGGAGATAACCCCCCACACCCCCTAGCGTTACTTCCGCAACGCCGCCTTGAAGCGGCAGCGGTAGCGTAACGCGATTGGAGAGAAGGAAAGAAGGAACGAATGGCGCGAACAGGAAAATGGTCGAAGGTCAATCCAGCTTATCAGGCAAGACCGTCACCCGAGATGTGGAACGACAGGGATGATGCCTCGATTATGAATGCAGCGATAAACTCGCTGGATCAGGTGGCGCGAGAGATGGAGCAACGATGGGGCTATGGATCGTTGGAACGATTAGCGTCACCCGATCTTGCAGCCAAATTCGAGATGGCGAGGGAAAGCCTGCGCGTGGCTTGCGCTGGCGATGATCCGAGTATTGTTATCCAGAAGGCCGAGAACATGGCCAAAGGATGGCGAGTGCTTGAGAAGAGGGCGCTCGAAAAAGGGGAGAAGCCCATTGATGAACGTATCTGGTTGCATATTGCTGATGACGGAAGGCGATACGGATTCGTCAATGAAATCGGCATCGCAGCGCAAGTGACCGAAAGCCATAGCTGTAGAGTCTATTCGCTCGATGAGGTCACGCGCATTGTTCAGCGATACGAAGCTGAAGCGATGATTGTTGCGGCGACAAAAGACGCATTCCCTGGGGCAGAAATTCAAGAAATCGTTAACAAAGGAGATAAATTAAATGACGAAATACCATTCTAAACCGCCAAGAGTACAGGCGTTGGATCAGGCAAGCGCATTGATCAACGGAGATCGAGACAAGGAATACGGCAGCCCAAAAGAGAATTTCGATCGGTTCAGAACGATGGTCAATGCGTATTTGGGGAAGCGCATTGAAGGTGGATTAAACGCCACGGATGTTTCCGCTGTTCTGTCGCTGCTGAAGCTGTCCAGGCTGGCGCATGATCCGAATAAGCTGGATAGCTGGCGCGATCTTGTTGGATATGGCGCGTTAGGCTTCGAGATGGCCGCGCTAGAGCTTGTAGAGTCTTGCGACATACAATCACACACGGAAACGACAAAGCCTGTCAGGCGGCGAGGAAGGCCGAGGAAACAGTGAACAAAAAAACAGCCCCGAAATGGGGCTGTTTTTCTTTGTGGTGTATTTTACCAGAGGCTGCCTTGTTTTTCGGCTTCAGTCGGCGCGGTGACTCGCTCCGCCCCAACTATTACAAGCTGGATTCCTTCCGGCGTTAGTTCCTCCGCTGGTGCTGGATCGCCCTCGAGCGCGTCAGACTCGCTCCAATCGCTGGTCGTCATCACATGCCAGCTGTTGCAATTCGGGCAGCACTCTTGATGCTTTTCAGTTTGCCAATGGTGGTTGCAGTTTCCGCAATCGTATTTCATTGTGCGGCCTCCTTGCTTTTGTTTCTGCGTGTAACCTTATTGGGCGCGGGCTTTTTATCTTCGGCCAGCACGCAATCCATGTATTTGTGGCCGTTTGTCGGCAGGGCAAAATTTAAGTGCCTTTCCATGCGGCTCACCATTTTTTCGATATTGCTGATGTCAGACATAAACAAATCATGGCATTCGCTAATCGTTTGTAGCGCTGTCTTTAGATCGTTGTGAGAATCTAATAACTCGCGCCTTTGCTCCGCGTTTATTGTAAATTTTCCGTTAGTCATTCGCTTACCTCCTCGATTTCTACATCAAAACAATCAAAGCCCACTAACATTGCCGCATCGACATGGGCTTCGTGTTCGTTTTCTGCTTCGACCTCTATTTCTGCCGAAAATTTCACCAGATATTTCATTGTGCTGCCTCCCCTTAAACTGTGAAATAATCACGGTGAACTGTGTCGGTTCGATACTCGCCACAATCGACTGATGCCCATTCTTCGACAATCGCTAAAGCCTTGGCTTCGGCTGCCTCTTGCGACTCCGCATCAATGTGAAGCGTGAAGCCCTCTTCGTAGGCAATGCCTACCGTGAAACGTAGTTTTTTCATGATTAACCTCCAAAAGCATGAGAAAAAATTAAAATGATGTAGGCGACAACCCAGATTGCTATTAGGGCTGCCGCGTCGATGATCCAGTCGAGCCAATCCATTATTTGACTGCTTCAACGATTTGAGTGACGCCGCTGGTCGGCAAATAGCAGGCCATGCAATCAATGCATTTCTGGCCGGTGCAGTTTTGCAGCTCTTTGAAATTGTTTTTGCGAACCGTGTTGAATGTCCGGTCAAAATGCTTTGGCACGGTATGCATCGGCTTATCAATCCGCGCATTGCTAAAAATCAAGATCATGTTGGCCGGTTTGGTGTGCGTCCGGTAAAACTTGTTGATAAGGTCTTTTCGCTTTGTCCAAACACCCAAGACACAATGCGGATTGTGCAGCGCGATATTGTGGATGTTTTCCAAGTGCGTCAGGTTGATCAATTCGCCATCGGCTGAAATCCGTATGAATGCATCGAGCAACGTGGGCAACATATGCGGCGGGATAATGCCACCAGACAAGATTTCGCTATTATGCTGGCGGCTGCTAACGCAATTTTTCCGCATGCCTTGCAAATTCTTTGCTGAATAACACTCGGTGCAAATCAGGTCTTTGTCGTCACGGTTGAACATATCAACACAAAATTCGTTTGTGAGTGTGTTGGTTGAGATTGCCCGAAAGCCTTTTAGCTTGCCGGTCATATTAGAAATTTTAATCACTTCCATGATCAAATCACCTTTTATTGATGGGATTGGCTGCCATCGTCAGGCACGGAGTCACCACGATCCGCACGACCAGCCTTGCGGCTGGTTTCGGCTTTGTCAGTCGCTCCTTTCGACAGCTTCGCCATAAAGAAAACACTCGAAGCAGGCGGTTTCTGCAAACTCGCATTCCTCGCAACCGACAACCGGAAGAAACTGGTCGTTTTTCCATGCGGTTAATTCCTCGAAAGTCCGGCGTTGCTCTACCATTTAAAAGGCTCCCTCTTGCTGGCTTAGTTTGTCGGCAAGCGCAATGCGGTTGATCAGAACCCTGATTGCCTCGGCTGCCGGCGATTGTGGTAAGTCGTTGGCGTGTCGTTGCGCTTGCTTTGCAACGCTGGCCATATATTCGAGATAATCTCCGCCGTGCCATTCAATGCACGTTTTGACTTGATCAACGGTGATGCCATACGTCTGGCACTCGATCTGATCCATCAAAGCGCGGTCAAAAACCTCGGATTGGTATTTGATTGGGTTCAGCTGGTTCATTGATTTGACTCCTTTTTGATAAGTGCGCCCCAAAGGCTGAACAAAATCGACAGAACGGCACCGCTTAATGACAAGACCACGATCTGACCGGCTGCGTTGGCCGCGGCTGCGCTACCTTGTCCGGCAGCGATCACCCACAAAGCGCAAGCAAAGCCAAACAAAGCAGCAAGCAGGCTGCCCATGACAAATGCGTGAAGTGTTTGATAAAGTGTTTTCATTCGATCAATTCCTTTTTGTCGATTGCAATATTCTACAAACATCGGACAGTTTGACCGGATAGTCAAGCAACAAATAATCAACATATAATCAACACAAGCAAAACTGACGGAAAGGCAGGCAATGACCGGCATAAGAAAATGGAACCCAACCGAGCAACAAAGCCGGTTTGTTCATCATTTAGTAGCTGATAACGTCAACCCCACGGAGGCAGCGCGTCGGTCTGGATATGCTCACCCCAAAGAAAACGCCTATAACTTAACCAGAAACCCGCATGTCCAAGCCATGATCCGGCTTGAAAGACAAAGACTCTATTCCACGGATCTGGCCAATTTGTCCGTGAAAACCTTAAAGGATGTCATGCAAGACGAAGACGCGCCAGCCTCGGCCAGGGTGTCAGCTGCACGGACAGCCCTCGAACTGGCCGGAGATCTTAATAAGAATAACAATGGCGATAGCAGCGGGCGCAGCTTGGCCGAGATGTCACCGGATGAACTGGCCGGTTTAATCGACAACTGGGAAAGCCAACGCGCAGACCTCGCGCAAGATATAACGCCGCAAAAAGACGCGCAAACCGAGGCAGCGCAAGCATTATAACAGTCTCGCTCGGACTATTCACGCCGTTCTGCTGCAATTCGCGCACCGCCTGCGCCCGACCCGCCCCCTGGGGTACACCGCTGACGGCGCATTACTGTATCATGGCAAGCCATACAAATTTTGCGGAAAAATCAATCTTTGAGGCGTTGTTGATAGCTGTTGATTTTAGCTGTATAATCAAATCAACTTTTAAGGGTTTGTCTGTTTATGTCTGTCTCTTTGTCGATTGAACGTGGCGAAAAACTCCCAGCAAGTAGAGGCGCGGGGCTGACCGCCAAAGGTCGAGAGAAGTATAATCGGGCAACCGGATCGAAGTTAAAAGCGCCTGTCACGGAAAAGAAACCATCGGGTAAACGTGCCGCTCGGAAAAAATCGTTCTGCGCTCGGATGAGCGGCGTTAAAGGGCCAACCAGCAAGAACGGCAAGTTAACAAGGAAGGGAGCCGCCTTGAAGCGATGGCGGTGCAATCTGACATGAGCCTTTATGCAAACATGAACAAGAGAAAGGCCGCTGGCACAAGCCGTTCCAAGAAGAACAGCACGGTTAGCGATAAAGCCTATGCGAACATGAAAGCCGGTTTTCCTAAGAAAAAGAAAAGCCGTTTGGTGAAATCAATGGGGATTGATCGGAGTTACGGCTGATGGCGCAACCTAGAGACTATACTAGAAATTATAATTTCAATGATTTCCAGACCACAAACCCCAGCGATCCTTTGCCAGCGTCTCAGGTTGACAATGAATTTAACGATGTAAAACTGACGCTCGATGATCTGAACGCGAATATTGCGCTGATCCAGCGCGATGACGGCAAGATTGCGAATGCATCTATACACAAAGAGGCGTTAAGCCAAGACGCGCTTGCGCTTGTGACTGCCGGAAACCTAACGCCAAGAGGCGATTGGGCGGCAACAACGGTTTATGCTGCCGCTGATATCGTCAACTTCAATGATGCAACGTATCTGGCAACGGTTGCCCACACTGCCGTATCTGCTTTTGCGACTGATCTTGCAGCTGGAAACTGGATTCTGATTGCGAATGCCGCGATTGCTGGCACTGCATCAGCGGTTGACAAGTTCGAGGGCGATGGATCGCAGACTGCATTCACGCTGACTTACAGCTACACTGGCAACACGGATGTACAGGTTTACGTTAATGGAGCCTTGAGAAATCCAGGCGATGATTACTCGATATCGACAAACACGCTGACTTTTGTGACCGCCCCATCTGTTCCCGCTGTTCCAGGTAACGAGAATGTTATTGTCTGGGGTCCATCGGTAGTTGTGGAAGCGGCTTTATCAGCTGCTAACACTGCATCGTCTAACGCTTCTGGCTTTGCTACAACGGCGCAAGACTGGGCGGAAAAGACAAGTGGGCCAGTTACTGGCACATCTTACTCATCAAAATACTGGGCTACCAGTACGCCAGTGACAAATGTCGGCAACAACATAAATGATGTTACGACTGTTGCTGGGATTTCCGCTGATGTCACAACTGTCGCAGGCAACAATGCTGACGTAACAACTGTCGCAGGCAACAATGCCAATGTTAGCACTGTCGCTGGTATCTCAGGCAATGTAACAACGGCTGCTGGCATATCCGCTGACATCACTGCGGTTGCTGCTGACGCTACCGACATTGGTACAGTCTCAACCAACATTGCTAACGTCAACACGGTTGCCGGTATTTCTGCTGACGTAACTACAGTGGCGGCTGATGGAACAGACATTGGTGTTGTGGCTGGTATTTCATCTGACGTAACTACAGTCTCAGGCATTGCAGCTAATGTTACAACTGTCGCTGGCAACACAACCAACATTAACACGGTTGCTGCTGATGCAACTGACATTGGAACCGTGGCAACAAACATTGCCAACGTAAACACTGCGGCTGGTATTTCTGCCAACATCACGACTGTTGCTGGAATTGCTGCTGATGTTACCGCTGCTGCAACTAACGTGTCTGACATTCAAGCTATTTCCGCAGCAATTGCTGATGTGATTACAGTAGCTGATGATCTGAATGAGGCTACCTCAGAGATTGACACAGTAGCTAACAGCATTGCTAATGTTGATTTAGTTGGTGGTTCTATTGCCAACGTCAACACTGTTGCTACAAACCTAACTGACATTAACGCCTTTGCTGATACTTACTTTATCTCAGCAACAGCCCCAGCATCACCTACCCTTGGTGACTTATGGTTTGACACAAACAACGACATTATGAAGGTGTACAGTTCTAGTGGCTTTGTGAACGCTGGTTCATCAGTCAATGGTACAGCTAATCGCTACGTCTACACAGCAACAGCAAGTCAAACTACCTTTGCTGCAACTTACGATGCTGGTTATGTAGATGTGTATCTGAATGGCGTTAAGCTACAGAACGGTACAGACTTTACTGCCACTGATGGGGCTAACGTAGTCCTGACTGTAGGTGCAGCCCTCAATGACCAGATTGATATTGTTGGTTATGGTACGTTTAACATTGCAATTCCAGATATTTCTGGTGACTTAACGCCAGAATTAGGTGGAGACTTAGCAACCTCTGGCAACGACATCACCTTTGGCGACAACGACAAGGC